TTCCCAGGTAACAAGTGCATTAACTTTAACCGGTGCTAAAAAATTCTTTTCGACGGCTTCTCCATACAAAGGATGAAAATTAGTATTTTCTACGCTAATAGGATAATAAATAAGCTCTTGTCCTATAACACGCTCGATTAACTCGTCGTTTACTTGCTTTACAAGATCGCGCTCTTTTTTTCCTAAAAACAGAGGAGGCGGAGGTGCCGCGGGTTGTGACCATTTATTTTTGTCTAGTGGCATCTCATATTACCCCACGAATACCTTCAGCGGTACATATTTTTCAATGGTATTGACACTATCCGAAACTTTAGCATCGTTTTCCATTAGCTTAGTGTATGTTAGTTCATCTAAAACGGTTTTTAGCTCCTCTCTCAGATCTTTCTGTTCAGTTTGAGCCTGGGTGACTAAATCTTTTCCGTCTAAAGTTACAGCGTCGCCGGGAATTGGTATTGTTGCAAATTTACTTCTTACGGTCCCTAATACCCCCTTAGATAATGATAAGGCAAATCTACGAATCCACTGTTTTCCAATTGCATTAATGTTATCGTAGGGAAGATTTTCAAAAGGAAGCGTATTCATGTTATTTATCCCTTCAATCGGGGCACCTCCCCCCCTTCCAGATACATCACCGACGTCCCATGGATCAGAATCCACAAAAAACTCCATAAAATATTGGTTTGGGCTCGTAGTCACAATATTAGGAAATATTCTTATTCTATTGTTTTTTAGCTCGTATGAATAGTGTGAGTTTCTCGTGTAAATAGCATCTTCAAACGCCATTGCCTGTGCCTTATTCTGCCAGGGTGGGATTATTTGGAATGTTGAATCATCTGTCCATTGTCCATAACTAGATAAGTCGCCAACCGTATTTAAGCCTCCGTAGTATCCATAAAATCGCCACATGGCTTGAGGAGTTTTAAAATATACTTTTGTAACATTAATTCTCTTATTGCCAATTTTTTTATGGTATTCTTTAGAAGAATCGAGCGCTGCAGATGAAGATAAAATTTGCTGCAAATCAAAATCTTGGATTCCGGCCGATCCGGAAAAGGAGGCCGAATAAATTGTTGTTTCACCCCCGAAGCCCGCCTCGGTCGAGACGCCGTGGCCCACTCTTTTTGCATATGCGAATTGAAAACGAGGGAATTTAAGATTGATATTTTTACCATATAGGTCATCAGTGCTTTTAATTTGACCTTCATGGTCAAAAGTGCCCGTTGTGGCGCCCAGTAAGTCTGAAAGTGAATTTTTTGCCTGATGGATGTTGACAAGATAAGAATATTCTAAAAGGGCTTCTTCGTACATAGCGAAAACGCTTCCACTTGTCAGTTCAACATCTAGCACATCTCCGCCAAATTTCTTATACGTATACGCTACCTGTTCGGCGGCGCCAGAACAAAAATATTGAGAAAATAGTGCTGATGTAGGATCCGAATAAATCTGGAAAGGTAAAGAACTGTTGTCTTCCACGTCGCTGGGAACACTAGCGGATGGAAGTACTACGGTGCTCGTCTGAGATCTTGGATTTAAAGCCGGGACTGCCATTTAATTGATTCTCCTCCCTATAAATAGTCAAAGAGAATAGAAAAAGTGGAGGCGAATGATGTATTAGTTGTCTTTCTTCTTTTTCCAGAAGGGGCTTTTTGTCTTTTTTGTCTCTTTTGCGGTTTCATCTACAACCCCTGCGGCCTCTTGAAGCGCTTGTTTTACAGCTGCAACCTTTCTTGATAGCCAAAGTTTTTTCCATTTCTTACCCATGATAAGTCTCCTTTCTAATAAATAGTCTCTAAAGTTCAAAATCTCAAAAAATTGAGCCCGTAAAAATTTGGCTAATTTGCTTTTTTAAAAAGAAAAAGCCCTCACCCCTGAAAAGGTGAGGGCCATTCTCGATTAAAAATCTATGCTATGGCTTAACCAGTGCCACTCTCACCAAGCAGTCCGCGAACGACGACTAAGCCGTACATATCGGGACGAACCATCTTCTTGGCATATCGAGTCATGACACCCTTGCGGGGCACGAAGTCTTCCACACCAAAGATTGTGGGAGTAACTTGCAATGGGACATAAGGAGCATATACATAGCCACTTTCGAGGAAGCTATTGCCCTTACGACCAACCAAAATAAGATTGCGAGCAAAGTAAGGATCAACGTATACGTCAAATTTCTTACTAATGCTACCAACCTTTTGGCCGCCTGCAATACCTTTGTTATCATCAGCTGTAACGCTTGCGCGGAAACCAGCCGTAAATTCAAGGATATTAGCAACTTCCGGAGAGGTAACAATAAAGTTAGCCCCACCGCGAAGGGTCTTGCGGTGAATCTGAGCAGAAACATCATTGACTGTCTCAATGAGAGTCTCATACCACTCAGAAACGGTACCAGTAAAGTCGGGAGCCTTGGTATTGGCGCCAACTTCCGCGCCCGTTGTACGATTAACGAACAAGCCGGGTGAGCGAGACCAGTAGTATGTGCTAGCAGTTGCATCTTTAATAAGATCTTCCATGATCTCGCGGTCGATTTCAAGAGCAATTTGCTCAGAAAGAATCGACGTAAGCTCAACTTCAGCGTCCAGATTATGGTAGGCATTAAGATCCTGACCAAGTTCTGGTGTCCATTTGGCTTTCAACTTTTTAGTGATTGCCGTGACAGACACTGAATCGACCTTTAAGTCAATTTCGGGGATATTGGATTGATTTTCCAAGTCCCACGAAGATCTACCAACAACTGCACCAAGCGCATTCGATGAGCCGGCTGCCGGGGTGCCACCAAAGTTATCGGTCATTGCGAACGTATACGTTGGCACCTCGGAGGTGGCGCCAAGCATTGCGCCACTGACTTCGATGCCTGCGGCGTTGGACTCAAGACCAACAACGTAAAGGACTCTATCAGCAACAGTACCAGAAAGTGCGGTTAACCTTCGGGCTTGGTTAGCTGTAGTGTCATATCTACCGGAGGCTCCGGAGCCATCGCTACAAGCAGTACCAGAAACGGTAAGGCTCACCAAGTCAGAAAAGTTAAATTGACTTTGATCTGTACCAGCGCTGGTACCAAGGGTCACGTGACCAATAGCAAAACCAGTTCCGGTTGCGCCTGCGCCGGTCTTGGTGGTACCAAGATTACCAGAAACAAGAGCCGGATCCCACCGAAGGATGCTATTACACTCAGCGAGAGTCAGGGTCGACAGAACGTCGGCCGGGTCGTACTGCGCTGAAGCACCATCCCAGGTACCAGAAGCCACAATAGTGATTCCCATCGTGTTCGTCGAACCGGTCGGAGACGAATAACCATTATTCAAGTTATAAAAACTGCGTTCGGCATTCAGGCCTGAAAGGTCTGCGCCACCAGTTATTTCTTGACCAACACGGCCTTGACCATACAGCGAAGCATTCGCAAGGTTGCCGAGACGATGTTTCGTTCCGGTACCAGTCATACCAGCGTCACTAAACGTGAAATCCATAAAGAAAATAAGTCCCGATGGAAGACTCATTGGTTGAACTGAAACCAGATCATTGGCAATGAGACCACCGAAGACTCGACGAACAATGGGGAACGCGACGGCTGCAAAGCCTTCGACATCTCCGCCGGCGCCCATCGTTGAAGCTTCACGAAGAAGCTCCTTGGCTTGGTTTTCAAGCAGACGAGCCATAGTAGACTTGCCTTGCTCTCCTCCAAGACCTTCTAGAAGGCCTGTTTTGCTCCATTTATCGAGCAGCGCGGCGCCTTCCGCTTTGAGATCGCGATTAACGATCCCTTCTGTTAATTTTTGAAGTACTGACATTTTTTCTTTCCTCCTTTATTTATCAGTCAATTCCAGCGAGAGCTTTCATTCTCACCATCAAGGGATCAACCCTCTTTTCCTCTTTACGAGGCATAAAGGCTGAAGAGCTTTTTGTCACGACTTCGTTCAGTGATTGTGGCTGGCGCTTAAGAGCGGTAGCTCCCACTGCACTTTGAAGCGTTTCGTATATAATTTTTGCTTCTTCAACGGTATTCGCTTTCGAAATAGTCTCGACAAGTCTATCTTTTTGCCGCTCATTCAGGGAGGCGCTATTTAAAATGCGATTTTGATAATGTAATCTTGCACCTTGCAGATTACTTTCCTCCAGTTGTTGTTTCAATTGGGGGAAAACTTCTTTATATTTATTTAATTTTTCTTCTAAAAGTTTTACTTTATTATTTAATTGTTTGTGTTCTTTAACAAGAGGTGCCGCCCCTTTTTTAAAGCGTGCCTCCTTCGGAGTGCACCCTTCTGGCCGTTCTCTTTCATCAAAGTCTTCGCAATACTTTTTGGCTGCCGCTTGATATGGCGCGCGCCGCTTTTCTTCTGCTTTTGCTTTCTCTGCTGCTCTTTGGGCGGGGGTTTTTTCTACGAATTCTTCTTGGATCGGGGCCTCTTCCGCTAAGATATTACGGATCATCTCTTCGAGAGTCTCGTTGTCTTCTGGGTCGAAATTCTCTTCGTACACGCCTCCGGGCAGCCCGACAGCGCGCGCTTCTTTTTCTTCTTCTTCTTCGGCGCAGAGATCGTAACATTCGTTTGGAGTCGCTCCGCTGCCGGCTTCCATGCAATTGTCGTAACAAGACGCGCGCCAGTTGGGCTTTTTAGGATCACGCTGATAAACGCTGCCATTTTCTTCTAATAAACCACCATCAAATTCAAATTCTTCTTCGATGGGATCATCATAACTATAATCACGTACAGTATCATTTTCTTGTAAATTGCGCTTAATTGTTTCTTCTAGTTTATTTAGGTCGATACTGACAATGTCTCTTTCAGAAGTGGTAGCAGCATAAGGAACTTGTTTTACTACAAATTCGCTCTCGTCTACATCTTCGCCCTCTGCTGTTATATCAATTAATTCTTGATCTGCAGGGGCGGTTAATAGAGAGGTGGTTTGGGGTACGTATGCTTGAGTGGGGGCCATTGTGGCGCCCATTCCGGGAGCGGCAATATCCATCATGTCTTGCTCCAAAATAATATCAACTGCTTCTTTAATATCTTTTGAAAAATGTTCAATAATTTTTTCTTCGGCACTTTTTTGAGCTGCCTCTTTTAGCGCCGTGGCATCAATAATGGCTTCTTCGAGCATACTAGACATAAACCTTCTCCTTCGTTACAGGTATCTTATCACAATAAGTAGTTTGTTTGTTTGTAAAATTCCTAAGTATTATACAATTTATATGACTGAACCGGAACCGTCCGGATTAAAGTATATCACATTGGATGTATCAGTACAATAGCCCACTACTCTTTGTACGTCTCCGGAGCCAGCGGGAACCGTCGTATCCATTTTTCCTGCGGTTGTGCTCATCCAAACACTCTTGCCTGCTGAAAAGTTATCAAGCTGGGAGTGTGCATCAAACCAACCACGAACTAACATTCCGTGCTGGCCCGGAGTTGTGCCTTTGGCAATGGCTAATAATTGTGTGCCGCCGGAACCGACCGCATCGGCGTCGGTTATTGTCCAGTTCCCGTCTGTATGTAAATAATATAGCGCGCCTGCAGTGAGGCTGCTTCCACCACCAAAAAAGACTGTTTCCCCGCCGCCAGTATCATTATCCAGTTTATTTGTTGGTTCGTAAACAACATCAAGTGCTACGAGAGGTTGCCCAATACCAATGCCAACTCCCATACTGGTCGCTGCCAAAACGGGATTGCCGTTGTCACTAGTTTTGTCAGCAGCTTCAATCAATAAGACTTGGTATTGCTCCGAACCGGTCAATGCCGTGGGGCCTGCAATTGTGAACCCTGAGCTTTCGCCGGTGTCGCACTTGGCTGATATTGCGCCGTTGCCAGCATCAATTGTAAAAGTTGGTGTATCGTAGCCAAAATTAACACTTCCGGAAAAAATCGACGTAGAATTGTGTGCACCTGAAATTTCTAAGTTGGCTCCACCGTACGAAAATTTGCCACCGGTGCCGTTGCCTTGTCCATCGGACACTCCAAAATTAACGCCCCAGCCTGATGGAATATTTATGCCGCCGCCAAATCGTACCCATTGTGCATTCGTATCCACATTCATCAAGCCTTGAGATGGATTAAATCCGCCGGCGGAACCCGAGACAACAAATGCATCGACTTGGCCGTTTGGCGCATAGAAAGTTACATTACT